TTTAATAGTCCATTCAATAACTTTGTAGGCAACCTCTTTCTGATAGACGGATCCACCAGTAATTTGAATATTCATTCAAATTCCCCTTTATCTAAATAAAGATAAGATAAGAAGTGTGGGGGGCTCCGAAGAGCCCCCCACGGGGTTCCCAAGTAAGACATTCACTTTGTATCATCGTGTATATTTATGTCTTATTGGGTTTCGTTTGCGGTGCGATTGATGATGAGGTTGAGAGAGGTTGCACCGCAAACCAAACTTGACCTTAATGCTTATAAGTAGAGAGGGCCAGTCCAGTTTATCGGATAGTTGCCCTCAAGTATATTCCCCCTTGCAGCGTTTCTTGCGGGAGCATTCCAACTAGCTGGTTTTAGAATATCACCTTTGCGAAATTTCTTGTCATCTTCTTTCATAACAAAAGCTGTTACACTTCTGTCGGTGACGACCTTGATGTATTTTCGATTGTCAATAACTTCAAATTTATCAGCAAATTCTGCGACACGATCTGATACACGTTCTTCTGGAACAGCTGTTTTACTTGTCCAATCGGCATAATCTTCAACCATGGCGTCAATCATTTTCTGAACACCATCATTCAAGTCAACACCACTTTCTATGCACATCTTCATAATATTTCCTCTTCTATTTCTCAAACTATATACATATTATCCCATATCAAGAGGGCATTGTCAACCCCCCATGTAAGTCATTGATTTATAAGGATTTATTCCTCTATCATTCCTGATGCAGACCTAGATCCTTCTGGATAGGTGTCCAAATCAATTTGCATGAAGTTATCATCCCAACCAAAGGCCTCACGAACTACGTTTGCAGATAGACCTTTACAGGTTTGATGAAGTTTTTTATCTTTTACATCGCAGATAAGTTTAGCTTCACTTTCATGCAGTCCCTCTAACAGCTGAATAAACATCTGCTCTTTCTTGAATTGCGGTGTTACGTTATCTCCCCCACGAATGTAGCGGTAAAGTTTTTTTGCTTCAGTTGAAAGTCGAGTATGTTCTGTTCCAGCAGGCGAATCATTCGGTGTAAAAGGAACATCACCCACTGGCATAACCCATACAATGTTGGGGTCAAAGGAAGCTTTAATCACCATGCGAAATGCAGGGTTGTTATATTTCCTAAGTATTTCTACTTTTTTGTCTTTGTTTTTGGCCTTACGAACAAGGTCAAGCACTTCTGAAAATAATAGTGTACTGTCTGGCATCAAAATTCTCCAATCGATTCAGTCAAAGTTTTTAATTTTGAAGATATAAAATAATTTAACAGGTTACTTCGATCACCACATGGAGCGGAATCAAACTCATTAAGAATTTGTAATTCTAGTTCCTCTGGAACATTATCTAGGTTTATGAGTTTTTCATTCCTTTGATAATTTCGTTTAACTTCATCATGTAGTTCATCAAAATCTGTCTGTAACATTACTCCAATCTTTTTCTTACCTAAAGGATTCTGTCGTAGCCCATCCACGAAAGTATTATCTGGTGATAAAACATTTGGTATCCCATCACTAGAATCACCCTTTAGTATATGTTCTTTTATATATACATCTGGATCAATCCCATTTATCATCTTCTTGGTGTTAGGACTGTGTTGTTTAATTTTTGGATACTTGTGTAACTGTATGAAGTCCTTGTCAGCAGACACAATCACAATATCCTCATTCTGGTACTTCTTACACAGAACTGCAATGATATCATCAGCCTCTGCACCATATACTTCCAGATACTTGTAAGGTAAGTTTTTCCTTAACTCATCTTTAATTTTGTTGAGTACACCATAAATATTATCCCAATCCCGATTATCTTTCTCTCGGCCCATCTTACGATTGAGTTTATACTCTGGAAAGTAATCCCTTCTCCAGTAGTGTCTGGAATCCCATGTAAAGACTACCTCACCGTATTCTTGGTTGAACATAGTTCGATACATACGGACTGAATTGAGTATCATATGTCGAACCACATTTTCATCGACTGTATCAGCCTTTGTCATGTTTAAGTGCATCATCAGACTCGCAATCGATATCTGATTCATGTCAAGTATTATCATTATTATTTCCCTGCCGTATAGTATGCGTTAAATGAAAGAGAACGTCTTTCTCCCTTGCAATAAAATGGATAAACAGAATGTCTTAACCAAGACGGAAACAAAAACATTTTTCCTACCTCTGGTTTACACATTAGAGTATCACTTCTGAAATCTTGAGCTTCGCCGTACATAAATTGTATTAATCCACTAGCTGGGTAGTGGTCCTTATATTCTTTATCCATAAAGTCATTCATACCTTCGGGCATCTTGAGATACATAACCGCAGAAAAGTTTCCACTGTGTTTATGCCATGGATTATATTCACCCTTGTACTGACTGACTAACCAACATTGTGCAATATGAATATTCTCTATGGATGGAGACAGGTTTACAGGAGTGCCTAAGCCGGTCAATTTGTTCCATTCATAAGAACGATTCTTTTCTATCATTTGTTGTAGATACAAAAGACAGGACTCTTTCATAAAGTCCAGAGTGTATTTCCTTTCTTCTTTATCGGTCAAAGGAATCTGTACTTCTTTACTAACCTTACCAACAAGATTTTCTGAGAAATTCCATTTTGCTGAAGTTGTTTCATTGTTCAAAACTTCATCACCAACCTTGTTAACGATTTCAACAAATCGATCTGGTACTTGACGTTCTAGAATGGTTGCACTGAATGGTTCTAAAAACTTTATTTCATCACTCATCTAAATCTTCTATAATATTATCTAATATCTCAAGTAGTCTTTGAGTATCAAAATGAGAATATCTAGTTTTTTCTTCATCCTCACCAATAACCACTATACTTTGTATAAACCGTGTCATTGGATGAGGATATCCAAACTCTCGATGAAGCATTGACTTAATGCACTCGTTTATAAAACCAATCTCCAGACTAAAATTCTCGTCTTTAATATCAATATCATTTTCATTCATGGTATGAATGAATTGAACCATGACTGTTTCGGTCAGATTTTCTATGAACGACATGTCTTCTGCTATTTTTTTTTGTTCTTCTTTATGTTGACCTTGATCGTGCCAAGGGCCCTTGATTACATTGTCATTCATTGTTTTATTCCAAAAATCTTTATTAAAATTTGGTAGTTTTTGCCTTTGCTATAACTTTCCAATTCACTATAGTCTCTTGATATTCACCGCAGAAGTTATCGATCCAACAACCACCACTAAGATAGGATTCACAGTGTCGAATGTATCCTTCGGTTGATGCAACTTTTGCTATCGAACCTTTTACATTCGCACGAGCATCACTCTTGTATTTTTGCAATAATCCTTTTTGTGTCTTAATCCACTGACGGACATTCTGTAATGAAAATGTACTGTCCTCTGGTTTTGCAAGCACACTCGGATGTATGTTCTTATACTTAGGTGGATTCTTTTCAAATCTTTTCTCTCTCGCAACCTCAAGTCGTTCTGCAGCTGCAACCCTTTGTTCTTCAGTCATCGGTTTGCGTCTTTTGCGAACTTTCTTTACAGGTTCAGTCCATCCATCATTTTGTGTTTTTGCAGTAATTTTCTTACTCATATTAATATACCTTATCGATCATTATCTCTTGTCCAAGTCATTACCAATCATGTAACCCATAAGTAAACCACCGGCAGCTGCCGATGCAGATACCAATGGGTCACTATTCCTCGTGAGTATTGTCATTATGACTGATCCGGTAACCGCACCTGCCCTTGACATTTTCTTAAATTTTGGTTCTGGAGCCCAGACACCTTTGCCTGGCAAGTAATAATCTTTAGATGAACAATAGGAACCACATCCATTGTATGCGACTCCACTTGGAACATTAGGGAAAGGCATCCTACTACAACCAGATATCCCCAATGATAGAGCTATCGCACCGATAATAAAAATTTTATTCGGTTTCATATCTGACTAAACAAAACGAAAAATATGAGAACTGCGACTGCGTAGATAGCTGCGATGAGAAGTAGGGTTTCAATTAAAAATTTAAACATTTAAGTTTCATCTTCCAATTTGACGATAACCTTTTCGCCATTTTTGTCAATTTCAATTTTGACAAATTTCTCTTCTTCAAGCCAATCCAGCATGTAACTATATGCATCACGGACAACAAGATGTTTGCCCCAACAATATGCACCATACATACAAGCAATTGCTATAACTGTGTGTGTGATTGTGTCCATATTACCTTCCTAGTAGTTTAACATGAGCTCCAAAGTATTTAGTAAACACTTCTACAAGATTATCGTAGTCGCTCTGTTGCATTTCCATGATAATACGATCTATTTCCTGACCGTCAAATCCCATCTTAGTCCCAAGACGATTTGCACAAGACATTAGAACAAATTGTACAAATGCGTTTCCATCAGAGCCTTTGAGATCTAAGACCAAATTTCCGTCCATCACGACACTCATTAGAAACCACCTAATATTGCATAACTAAACATAAAGCAACTTGCTATATAACAAACCACACCAAGGAAATTAAGTAAAATTCCTTCAAATGGGCCCTTTTCTTTAGCAGATAAAGGAGCTGCATAATCGTTCATAATCATAATAAACCTCGTCAATTTCAAACTACCTGTATATAATAACGTATTTGGAGGGCATTGTCAAGGGATTCCTTATATAATCTTATATTGAGGGATAATATATCACTTAATCACCTATATCTCTTGAGGGTATTTATCATTATTCCCGTTCCTGTTCCCATTTATTATAAATAATAACGATATATGGGTTGGGAAAAACAATAAACCAGCCTAATTAGGCATAGGAACCAATATGGAAGCATTTAAACTAATTGCTGACCTCGGGTTCTCCATTGCAGCAGTATTTGGTGGTGGATTTTTTATTATAATGCTATTAAGATATATTCTCGAATCTGTTACGTCAAAAGTCCAAGCACTTAATGGTATGCTATCAGTGCTGAACAACAGAGTGAGAACTATCAACAATGAAATAGTAAGACTTGATGCTTTGATATGTATTGCTCTGGGGGCCAAACCTGATGTAAGAAGAATATCAGCAGCCGACGGTAAAGAAGACGCAAGAAAGGATTAAAAGGCATTATGGATATCGCAGACCTGATTAATCAATACGGAGTACCAACCGTCGTAGCGGTCGGTATGGGGTACTTTATCTTTTATATTTGGAAATATGTGACCCAGAAGATACTTCCTACATTATCTGACGCACAAGGAACCTTAATATCTTTGATCGATAGAGTTAGAATGTTAGATAATGATATGATAAGACTAGATCAAAAAATAAATACTATACTTAACATGCGGGAAAGTGCAGAACAGAAAAAAGGACAGCAAGAACAAGAATGAAACTCATCGTAACATTATTATTTTTACTTATATCCGGCGATGCTCTCGGAGGCGAGTTAAGACATACTTGGAAGTCACCTTCGTTCAGTGGAATAGGAGTTAGTGCACATTACCTAACAATTGAGAACCAAGAGTTTACACGTAAAGCAGAGATAGAATCCAAGAAGAAATCTGAATTATCAAAAATAGAAAACGATAAAAAAAATACTAACTATCAAAAGTTTTTAACAAATTTGGAATCAAGAATATACGCAGAATTTTCCAAGCAGCTAACCGATAGTATGTTTGGCGAAGCATGTGGTACGACATATGGCGAAGATGGCGGCGCTATAGCACCAACCGCTGAAGCTTCAGCAAATGGAGGAGAAACT